AGGATTAATTACAACATTAAAATTAGCTTGTAAATCTGATGTAGCTGCGGCACCAAATAATAAAGTATAGCTTACAGGATGATATATTACTTCATCACTGATTGATTTAATTAAATTTAAATTAGGACTTAGCAACACATTTAGTTCGTCAGAGCTAGGCGGTAACGGCTCGCTACCGTCAGTTGGTGCCCCGGATGCAATCCATAATCTAAACGCTGTATTGTAATCATTAGTTAATACATACAGGTCCATTAAGTTACTTGGCCCAGGATCAATCCTACTGTCGTAATCGGCACTGTGTATATATTGAAATTTTAATTTGTCTCTACCTACATACACAATATAATCAAGAGTAGGAATAAATTTACCAGTTGCTGCATTATATTTTGTAACTAGTCCAGAAGAGTAATAATACTTGCCGTCAACAGGATTTGTTGAAGTAAAAAATACTGGGCCAGTTAATGGATTATTAGAAACATATCGATAATCTTCTTGCCCTTGGCTAATAGAGTATAATTCTTGAACAATGTATTTTTCGTAAAGATTGCTAGAACCTGTATATACAATGTCTGTAAATAACTGTGGGTTATCAACTACTCCAGTATTGGTGCTGTCAGCAAAACTTAATATTATTTTGCTTGGGTCTACATAACCGTCTTCGCCAACGAACTCGCCAACAACTTGCCATGGCATGTCTGTAGTATAAGAAAAATTTCCACCAACCGACACTGGGTCTGTATTGATGCTTAAAATTTTCACAGTATCTGTAACTGTTGATGTTAATACAGTATCGTAAATTTTAACATTAGTATCAAAATAGAAAGTAAGTTCTTGGTCACTTTCAAACACATAACGCAGTTGGCGTGAAGTTATTGTGTAATACTCGTTGTCTGTAGTAAACAATAAAAACCAACTTGAATCTAATTTCAACGGACTACTACTTCCTTGATTACTTAAACTAAATGCGCCTGTTTGATTTAGATTATTTTCAAAAATTATTTGCCAGCTTTGTGTAGTAACATCGTAACGTAGCCCAAACGGAACATTTGAAAAAATCAAATCAATCATTGTGGTGATAATCGATGAACTAAGAGTAGTGGCAAACTTAGGTATAATCTGTGTTATTTTAGAACCAGTTGGAATTACATCGTCTAACACAATTGGTCCAAACCCTGTTGATAATACTCCAGTATCATTTGCAGTGCCGTCGTCTTTTACCGATGTAACTTGCGCCCAGATATATGTTGCGCCGCCTTTAGGCAACGGTCCAGCTGGTAGTGTTTTTAATATGTTTTGATTTAACGTGTCAAAATAGTATCCAGTAGGAGGTAAAAATTTAACTAATGCGTTTGTAGTAAAATATTTTAAGTCAGTAAATGTATAACTTCCAACTGCATATTTTTTATTGCTATTAGAATCATAAACATATCCACTAACTGTGTTACTATCTGTAGTCACGCTATTCCATGCAACATTTAAACTAGTTGTTAGATAATCAACAAACTGTGTATAATAAAAATCTCTTAAACCTGGTGTTTTAAGAATATTGTAAACTTGGTTATAAATTACATTCTGGATATCGGTTTGATTAGCATATGTAAAATTTGTAGTTGTAGTAAACAAGTCTTGATATAAAACACCGTCATCAGCAAACAAGTTTGTACTTGAATATTTTCCAGTAGGGTCTGTTAAATCAAAATAACGACTTATACCACTACTAGCTCGGTTTAATGCTTTAATTTTTGCAACAGCAGTTGACGCAGATAACGGACTAATATTATAGTCTTCTCCTGTAATCATTCTGTTTTGTGTGTAATATGACTGAGGAGCATTTGTTTTGATGCTGGCATTAGATTCTGTTGCACTGGCATTGGCTACTGACGTTGCTAAACTTAAACTAAGAGTCAATACTTCTGCTTGATTTGTTGCACTTGTGTATGGTACATTAATAATAACGTTAACAATGTCGGTTGGATTAATTGTATATGTTATACCGTTACTAATTCTATAGTAAACTCTAAAGTTACCTTGTGGTAATTTTCCAAATACACCGTCACTGAAACTTAGACTGATAGCATCGTTGGCTCTAGAGATAACACTGTAAATTGTTTTAATATTGCTGCTTAAACTGTTATAGATAATATTGTTACCAGTTAAAGCAGGAACTTGTGTCCACAAGGTATCTTCCAAACCTGTACTTTGATTTAAAGAGTATAGCCACACATCGGTATCGTTAATATTTTGTGATTCAATATCAAGCACTTGATTGCTGGTCGGCTGACTTACATTGAATGTTCCTTGATTTAGGGTACCTTGTACAAAATTAAAGAAAAATCCAGTAGACGGACTACCAGCACCACGGCCGTCATCTTTATAAACACAAGCAATACTATTTCCTACTTTAGGAGCTTCTTCATAAATTCTTTCTTGTCCGGCAAATGTAGTGCTAGTAATTTCAAACACTGTATTTCTACCAGAAATAGATTTGCTAAAAGTATAAATTGGAATATCTGCATTTGTACTATTAAATCTGTATTGTGCAGTTGGGATTCCGTATATGTTTGCTTGGTCTACTGGATTACCAAATTGGTGTTGTTGCGGCAATCCTGCATTAATAATCTTAATAAATTGATCGTACCAGTTTGGGTTACTTGGGTCATTCCAAGTAACATATTGTCCTGCTAAATTTCTACCGTTGCTGTCTATTACGTTTTCTGTAGTCTGTACTGTATTAACTTTTAACAATCCATTAGCAGGAACGTTTCTGCTGGGGTTATAACTGATTAAACGTGCTAAACGTAGTATACTATCACGACGCTCTGCTAGTTCTAAGAAGTTTTCACGAGCATTTAAGTCCACACGGAAAGCTATGCTTTGTCCCACATAAGCAATAAGATCAATTAGGGCAAGGTATTCGCTAGACTCGATGTAATCATTAAAATCTTCTGGGAAATTCGTACGGATATAGTCAATCATTGTACGGCGTAGATTGTCAAAATCGTAACTTTGAAAATCGGCATTCTTAAATGATTGATAAATTTTCTGCCAGTCTTCACTGACCAGCAAGTTATTTTGTCTATCCGATGAGCTCATAATATGTCCTAATAAGTGTATTTATTGAATAAAATTATGTACGCAGTTTATTGTGCGTTCAAGCCATTAGCTTGGTCAAACTGAAGTTTCATGCGGTCTTGGATGTTATACAGCAGGTATGTTAGTGTACATTGTATTTGCAAACCAGTATCATATGGTGTTACAACAATATTTCCTGCTCTGACACGAGGCTCATTATTAAAGATGTTATTAACATCTTCTAGTATCAAATGCTTAACTTGGTCAGTCAACGGTTCAAATAACAAATCCCAGATTATCGTTCCGTAAGTTGGATTCATTAGTCGCTCGCCTTGACGAACATGGAAATTGTTCATTAGATCCTGTTTGATTAGTTCAAAATCATACAAGGCAAAATTTTGTGTTGCGCCACTTATTGTGCTAAACCCTCTATATCTCTGAACTGTTCGTTGAGTTGGGGCAGGTCTTTTTGACACTGGGGTTGTTGTATATAAACTAGCCATAATTAACTATTTCCTTTTAAAAACGTATCCATTGGGACTCCGTATGTTTTCCACGCCTCTGGAACTTCAATAGCAGTTACCGCTTCTCTGTCTGTTGCATCCGGTTTAAACATAGTACCATCTAAATTTTCATGGTGTGGATATGGCTCAGTAGTTGGTACACGTGCCATTATACTTTCTATTACTTCACCGTCTTGATCCGTTGGATTAAGAATAGTTTCTAACGGTTCGGGAGGAGTTGCTGCTGTGGCAAATCCAGCAGGGCCTGCAATACCTGAGTTAAAATTAATATTGCCGCCGTCTATTGCTGTGTTAGCTGCTTCAATAGTAAAATCACCAGAACTTGAAACAACACTTGCACCGCTTACATTAAGATTAAGATCACCGCCAGTTGATATGTTAACAGCATCTCCTGTAGTAACATCCCATGTAGATTCAAAGGACTGTTTAAGTTCTCCAGTAATAGTGTCATCTCTAGTTCCGTCTGTTTGGGTAAAGAAATTGCCATTTACAATTCTAATAAAATCGCCCACTGCTTCAATTTGAATTCTACCAGCAGCCGTTGTGTCTCCTAACCCTTCTGCATCGGTGGCTTTAATGTTAATATTGCGTCCAGCTTCCATGTTAATGTCTCGGTCTGCATAGAAATTTAAATCATTTTGTGTTCTAACACTAATACTATCCTTAGCATAGATATCAATCTTTCCATCACTGGTCATTTCAATCCAACTAGTGCCTCGACTGTTAGTAATGTAAATTAAATCTTCTGTGTTGTGCATCAATATTTGATGTCCAGTTCTTGTACGGAATCTAATTAATTCATTTGCAGGCAGTGTAACATCACCATCATCTTCTCCTGCATCAATACTTGCATAGTCAGGCGGGCCGTCAGCAGACGGTGTTCTACGCAACCAGTTGGCATCACCATCATCCATGACAAATGTACTACCACCTAACCGACTTACATACGCATTTAAAACCTTCCATTCAGCTTTGCCAATGTCTGCTTGTTTACCTTTTTTATCCAGCGGGCCGGGCGTGCTAATTCCAAATACTGAACTAGGTGCTTCTCTACGGGCACTACTGCTAGTAATTCCTCTAACATCATCTAACAATAAACCCTGATAGTCTAATACATCAGTGAAAGGATGGCGAGGTTTGTTAATAGTTTCAGGATCTGAAAGACTATTATTAGCAATTACTGCTTTATCATACTCCGCTGTTGGAACTCTTCCAGTATTGCCAGCATTGTCCGGGTCGGCTGTTTCTACAACACTTTGGGTCGCAGCTAACCCAGGCATCATAAAATTCATATTTTCGTCAGGCACACACCCAATCCAATATCCTCGTTTAGGATCCCCGTCAATAAAAATAATAATTACAGTAACTCCAACATCTGGCGGAATCATCCACATGCCGTATGATTTTTGTGTATCGTTATAATCGTTGTTTGGACCGTTTGCACTAACTGGAGTAACTCCGTAGAAAGGGCTCATGTAACGTACTTGATGCAATTGGCTTTCAGAACTCGATCCGCCTATAGGTCTTAAAATTTCAACTTCAAGTATACCCATGTAGGTAGGATCAATATTACTCACTACTTTAGCAAGGAACGGGCCAGGTTTCTGTTCTTTGGCTGACGAGCTGTACTCTTCATTTTGTTCCATTAGTCGTCCTTAGATTTATCTGCTTTAGAATTTGTAGTGTTAACCGTATTTTTAGCGTCGCCTGCACCTGAAAG